GATCTTGTGCACCGATCGAGCCTTGTATCCGTGGCCCGACAGAACGGCAAGACCACAGTCATTCAAGCGCTCATTCTCTTCTGGCTAATAGAGATGCCAAAGATACGCGGCCAGCGACAAACAATCGTCTCACTCTCGCACCGTCTCGATCTTGCCTGCATGCTCTTTGAAGAAATCGCACCGATCTTAGAAAAGCGCTGCGGCGCTAAAGTCATTATGTCCTACGGCCGCTACCAAGCAACAATGCCAGACGGCTCAAAATGGTATGTCAAAGCCGCACGACCTTCCGTTGGCCACGGCATGACAATTGACTTGGCAATCATCGACGAATTGTTTGACGTCTCCGACGAAGTAGAAGCAGGACTCTTGCCGGCTCAACGCGCTAGGCGCTCACCCTTGACTGCCATGTTTTCTACGGCCGGCACCGAAGCGTCCAAGTTGTTTATCCGTCACCGCGAAAACGCGCTTCGCCTCATTGACCTTAAAAAGCCTTCGTCGTTCTACTTTGCCGAGTGGTCGCCAGAGCCTTCGCTGGATCCGTTGCATGAAGCGTCGTGGTATTGGGGCAACCCAGCGATCGGACACTTTCTTACGATCGAGACTTTGCGCCAAGAATCCGAAGGCCCCGATCGAGCACTCTTCTTGCGCGGCTCCCTAAACATGTGGGTTGCGTCCGCTAACTCTTGGATTCCACACGGCCTATGGCCCGAGTTGCTCTACGAAGGAGAAGTGCCTGCCGGCGGAGTCGTCGCCGTAGAAGCTTCTATGGATGACACCCGCTACTTCGCCACGCGCTCCGTCTCATTGCCCGATGGCCGCGTTGTGAACTCCGTGGCCTTTACAGCCGAAACTCAAAAAGAGCTTCTGGAACACCTAGCCGAAATAGCCAAAGATTCCGCCGTCAAGTTTGCGTTCTCACCGACGATCGACGTGCTCGTTCAATCCGCCACGTTTGACCGCCGCCGAATAGTCGTCGGCTACGGCGAGATCTTAAAGTACACGCCAGTCGTCAAAAACATGATCCACGAAATGCGGCTCGTCCACACGGGCGAAGCCATGCTCTCTGAACATGTTCAACGCGCCGTCCTAGTCCGAACCCAAGGCTCAATCGCCGTCTCATCCCAGAAGTCACCTGGCCCGATCGAGTTGTGCCGAACGCTCATTTGGTCGGCAACCTTGGCCTCACAAAATCGCGTCACCCAAAAGCCTTCACTAGTCATCGTCCCGAACTAGCATCCTCTCGGCAGCCGTTCGTGAGCCCTACCTTTCGTCGGGATCGGAAACGCCTCCGAGCGGTTGCCACCATAAACGCGCCAAGTGTGTCATGCTCTAGGGATGGGATTATTTGATCGCAAAGTAAGCAAGGCCGCAATCTCGCCGCCGCCGGCTAAAGCCGCAGCCGCAGGCGCAGGACTTAACTACGCATCAAACAATGCCGGCGTCTCCATGATCGGCCAGTACTACACGTACCAAGAAGGCGAAGCGCGTAACCGTGCAGTACAAGTTGCCGCCATAAATCGCTCGCGCGATCTCATGGCATCGGTCATCGGATGCATGCCGCTCCGCTCTTACGTGGAGCAATGGAACGGCGAATACATGGAGAAGATCTACACCGCCCCTCGATCATGGTTGCGCCGTCCAGATCCCGAAGTGCCATACAACTTTTTAATGAGTTGGACGTTTGACGACTTGTTCTTCTTTGGACGCGCATTCTGGTACATCACTTCACGCACCGCCGACGGATACCCAGCATCGTTCACACGTCTTCCAGCCGGCAGCGTTACAACGCAAGACATGGCTGGCCCCGTGTGGTTTGCACCGTCAAAGGCCGTCTACTTTCAGGGCGGAGAAATAGATCCGTACAACCTTGTACAGATTCTTAGCCCAACGCAAGGACTGATCTATTCAGGCACGCAAGTTGTAGAAACAGCATTAAAGATTAACGACGCACGCACGCGCAACGCATCGTCAAGCATTCCAGCCGGCGTACTTAAACAGACTGGCGGCGAACCGCTAAGCGCACAAGAACTAGCCGATCTTGCCGCGTCGTTTAACGCTGCACGCGCAACAAATCAAACGGCTGCGCTTAATGAGTTCTTATCGTACGAACCGACAACAATGTCGCCAGACAAAATGCTTCTTATTGAATCAGCGAACTACAGCGCCCTTGAAGCCGCTCGCCTTTGCAATGTCCCACCGTATCTCGTAGGCGTATCGACTGGATCATATTCCTATCAGTCATCCCAGCAAGCCCGCGCCGACTTGTATATCTTCGGACTCAAAATGTACGCAGAAGCAATTGCCGCTGCACTCTCCATGGACAATGTTCTTCCACGCGGAACCTACGTCGAGTTTGACGCAGAGTCGTATCTGGAAGAGAACTACATGGCCGACAAAGCAGACGAACCAACCATTCAAGAAAACACTCAAGAAGGATTAGCAAACCGATGATCAAACTAATTGCAGGAGACTTTACGCTTGACGCCGCCGCAGGCGACGCACCACGCCGAACCATCTCAGGAATCGCCGCACCCTACAACGTGGACGCAACCGTCTCTGACGGAACCACCGTTCGCATCCTCCCCGGCGCCCTACCAACCGAAGGCAAAGCACCACGACTCTTCATGTACCACGACGCTAGCCAACCCGTCGGCGTTGTCACGGAGCGCGTAGACACCCCAGAAGGCATGCTCTTCACCGCCAAGATCAGCGCCACATCTCTTGGAAATGATGCGCTTGTTATGGCCGCAGACGGCACTATTGACCAAGTCTCGGTCGGCATAAACCCAATTAAGTTCTCGTACGACGAAAACGGAACGATGGTAATCGAGTCTGCTATCTGGCAAGAATTATCGCTTGTGCCCATCGGCGCATTCGGAGACTTTGCACAGATCACCAAAGTCGCGGCCAGTATCCACCAGCCCGAAGAAGAAATCAGTAATAATGAAGAACAAGAACCTCAACAGGAGAACCCAATGTCCGAATCAGTAGCAGCACCAGTCATCGAAGCCACCATCCCAACCGCTTCTCTTCCAGCAGTACCGAAGCGCAAGTTTGATCTTCCAACCCCAGGCGAATACTTGGCCGCAATGCACATCGGCGGAGACACATTCCGCAACGTTGCAAACGCAGCAACCGAGTTTATGCGCTCAAAGCAGACCGCACTTGAAGCAGCCGCAGGCGACGTGCTTACCACCGACACTCCTGGCCTCTTGCCAGTACCAGTACTCGGGCCAGTCTTTCAAGACTTGAACTTTATCCGTCCAGTTGTTAACGCAATCGGCGCACGCGCAATGCCAAACGGCGGAGCTTCTAAGACGTTCATTCGTCCAACAATCACCACGCACACAAGCGTTGGCGCACAGTCAACAGAATTGACCGCAGCATCGGCAACCACAATGGTTATCGCTGCAAACACAATCAGCAAGACAACTCTTGCCGGTCAAGTAACGCTCTCAATTCAGGACGTTGACTTCACCGATCCAGCATCGTTGCAGATCATTCTCAACGACTTGCTTGGCGAATACCTCATCGCATCAGACAACGTTGCGGCCGACGCAATTGTTGCAGGCGGAGCAGTATCTGGCGCAACATGGACTGTCAACCAGACAGACCCATCAAGTTTGATGACCGCTCTCTATGGCGCCGCAGTCAACATCTTGACCGCAACTAACTTCTTGCCAGATCACATCTTCGTTTCACCAAACGTTTGGGAATTGCTCGGACGCCAGTTAGACGTAGACAAGCGACCAGTATTCCCGTACACGGGCGCAGCAGGACTCATGGGCATCAACGCAATGGGCACAGGCGGAGTAACACAAGCAAACGTCTTTAACCCATTTGGGCTCAGCCTTGTTGCAGACAACAACTTTGCAGCGAACACAATGGTCGTCGCACGTGGAGCCGCCATTGAGTTCTACGAGCAGATTCGTGGCCTAATGAGCGTGGAGTTGCCATCTACTTTGGGACGCAATTTCTCGTACGCAGGCTACGTTTCAACGTTCATCGCAGACGCAACACAAGTCCAAAAAATCGCGTTGGCCTAGTCAGAAGCGGAGCATCCGCTCATGGCTA